TTCGTTTTGGGCGTTCGGACGAATTTTTCGCATCCCCCGGTCTTAGGACACGTACCTTCGGACGAAGTCGATCCCGTTCCGGATTTGCCACGACAAGTTCCAGAGGATGAAGCCGTAGACCACCAAGATGCAGAACACGATGAGGAAAAGCGTCGATTCGGACATGTTTCGTTTTCTCCGTAAGGTTTGCATGGGGAAGCCCGTCGACGAGACGGCGCGGAGGAACTTTCGCGCCCGGCGGGCTTTCCGATGCGCCCCCTGGCGGGGGCGTGTTGTGGGTCATTCGTCGTCTTCCCACTCGTCAGATGTGATGGTGTTCTTGACCGGCTCAGGAAAATCGGCCCATCCGGTGATTTCGTCGTGGCTGTAAAGCTCGAAGACCCCAACGTCACCATCGGGCGCGTCCTTCAGATCCCGAACGTAGTAGGTTTCTGAGTCCGTATGATCATTCCCGATGCTGACGAGAACGGAGCGATTGAAGTCAGGAAGCGCGTGGGTGTTCCAGAACACGAAGCCGACCTCATCGGCCCGCTTGCCGGTTCGCATTTCGTGGATCGTGTTGGCGATTTCCTTCGCGAGGAGCTCGGCCTTTTCAAGCGTCATCGTGTGGAAGAAGACGTTGCCGTCGATGTCGGAGACGGCGACCTGAATCGCAGGTTTCGTGATGTTGAGCTTCATGGGATTCATGGTTTCCCTCCAAAAGAAAAGGCCTCCGGGTGGAGGCCTTTGAGCACAGTGTTTGTACGTAAGGATTTCAGTTGCGAGCTTTCGATATGGCATACACAACTACGCCGAGCGTTGTGCCCACAATCCCTACAGCTGCCCAGTCGTGTCCCATAAAGGCAAGCCAAATCGCGCCGGCAAACGCAACGAGGGCAATAGCAATCGCCCCGATGCTCGACACGATGTTCTGAAAATGAATGTACGAGTCGATTTTCTGAACCCTTGCTCGACGAGCCTTTGCTTCTTCAGCGGTCAGATCCAATACCTTATCCACCAGATCCGGTCGGAACTGGTGGAGCTTAGCCAACTCTTCGACGGGCGGAAGCGGGAAGTCAGTTTCTTGCGAAACAGCACGCACCTGCCCGCCGGACGGGTCTTGAACCTCAACGGCGGTATGTTTCTGAGCCATTGTCTTTCTTCACGGTTTCGATGCTCTTCTTCAGGTCGCTCATCACCTTGTCGTAGTCACCGCGCAGGCGCAACCGATCCGAAGTGAACGGCATCTTGTCGAGTTTGGGGTAATCTTTTCTAGCCACGGGCGTGCCGATTGCGGCAATTCCGGAGGCAATCATTTTGAGTACTTCTGTCATGTGCTCCTCCTAAGAGAGGTTCATGCGTGACTGTTGTGAGTATAGCTAAGCTCGCTTAAGTTTCCGTTCGAAAGACCTTCGGAACATGACCGGAGGCCTTGCGAATGCCGCCCGGCTGGGCGGCTGTGGGTCATTCGGCCAGCCCCTCCGCCGTCCTTGGTTAGTCCATGAATGCAAGCGGGATCACCATGAAGACGCCTATGAACATCTTGGCGTAGTCTTCCATCGGCGCGTACAGAGTGCCGAGGATGATCGCGGCTATGGCAACGTACTTCATCGTCCGTCCTCCTCTCCCGTGATCGCCTCCGCCGTCTTCCGGCAGAGGACACGCACGGCGGTCAGCTTCTCCTGCAACCTTCGCTCCACGGCTTCGAGGTTGTAGAGCGCGGCGCAGGCGTTGCCCGCCTTCAGGTTGTCGCGGGCCATGCCAAGGCGCGTGGCGTCTTCCATCTGAAAGCGGTGGGCCTTCAGCGTCCGGCGCACCGCGTCGGCAAGCTCCCTCGTGGTGGCTGCTTGGATCATTCGTCCTCCTCCATGCCGCGGGCGTCCGCGTCGGCCAGGATCCTCCGGTCGAGCATTTCGCGGACCGCGCGGACCGCGTGAACCTTTCGGATGAGGGCGCGCTCAACGCTTTCGAGGAGGATCGTCGCCTCAGGCAGTCGGCACTCCTTGACGAACGTCCTCGCGTCGCACACGCCCCGGCGCTCGTCGGTGTAGAAGTGGGTTTCCGTCGCCAGCTCGCGGATGGCCGCAAGCTCTTCGGGGTAGCGGTGTTGTTTGCTCATGTGAAAACCCCGCCGGTTTCGCGGCGGGGCCTCGTCTGGTTAAAGGGTGCGCTCCGGATCGGCGCGCCGGGCCTCTTCGGCAAGCGCTCGCAGGATCACCCGGTCGGCTCCGGCGTTGTCGCCGTACTCGTCTTCGCTCACGTCGACTTGTGCGAGGTGGATCTTCCCGGAGGGTCGAAGTTGGTAGACGTTTGCGTACCGGTAGAGCCGCTCCTCCCAATCGTCGTAGCCCCGGCGGAACTCCACCAGGAAGCGGCGGCCCTCGATGTCGCGCTCGATGTTGTGGCCGCTCATGGTCATTCCTCCGGAGGCGGCGGCACGTCTTCGACGATCTCGCCGGTCGTGCCGTCGACGACGGTCACTGCGTCCGGCGGGACTTCCGTGCCGAGGTCTTCGTACGCCACGTCGATGAAGTCCTGCGGCGTGACCGCTTCGCCTCGGTCGGAACGCTCGTCAACCTCAACCGCGCGGGCGGCCTCGATGCTGACCGGCAGGTACTTGAACAACCTGCGGATGACCGTCTTCTTCGCCATTTCATCGAAGTGCGTGACCCACGGGCCGGACGATCCGGCCTTCGACTGCTTGCGGACCTTTTCGACCTCGGCGCGGCTCATCACCTCGAACTGCACCCCGCCGCCTTTGAGCTTCGCGACGGCGTAGACGTACGTCATGGGGCCGCGGTCGGCTTCAGGGCTTGGAACGTGCTCGATGTCGGGATCAAGCCCGAGACGCCAAACGAAGTGGTCTTTCTCGTGCACGGTGTAGGCGCAGATCGAAACGATTTGCCCAGAGCGTCGGGCCAGGTCGATCATCCCGCGGTAGCCGATGATGAGCTGAGCGTTGGGGCGCCCGTCCTTGGCCTTCCCGTTTCCGAAGGGCAGCAGGTAGCAGTGCCCGAGGGCGCCGCCCGGTTCAAGGCCCATGCGCGCACTGGAGAACCGCGCCGAGAAAACTCTCGGGGTTGCAGTTCAAGAGCGCCGGGGTCTTGCGGCATTCCGTCGTGACGACGCGAACCAGGCGCTCCGGCGTCATCGCCTTCGGGAGCGCAACGGAGAGCTGAGCCATGAAATTCGGCCCGCCGATCTTGTCGAGAACGGTGCGGGGCTTCTTCGGGTCGGCTTCCTGCGGCTTCGCAGGGGTGACCGCGTTTCGGAGTTGGTCGGTAGTGCTCATGTTTGTTCCTCCATGAGTGTGTTAGGAGACGCGCAGGACGCGGGTCGTGTTGGTCTTGATGTAGGCGTTGTAGGTGGCCGGGTCGGCTTTCTTGAACGCGGTGGTATCGAACCGGTTGACGGTCTGAGCCTTGTAGGTGACCGCTTTTTCGCCACCGATGAGGAAGCCCGTACGCTCGCCCAAGGCAACGATGAGGGACTGCTCCAGGGCTTCCTGCTCGTCCTTGAGTTCCTTGATTCGTGCCTTCACGGTGCGCAGTTCGCCGATGGTGGTCGCTACCTCGTTCGTGGCTTCGACCATCTCGCCGCTATCGCGCGCGAAGAGCTTCTTCACGTCCTCGACGCTGGTCGCAGCGGGCGGCTCGCCGGTCAGGACGTGGCCCGACCAGAACGCCCAACACTTTTCGCAGATGGCTTCGAAAAGCTCGCGGTCCGGCTTGACGGCGTAGATCCTGAAGTCGTTCCCGCCGATGAGCACGGCCACGTAGCACACCTTCGCGCCCGTAAGCCCCAGGTACCACTGCACTTGGGTCTCGTAGTAGATCGGGATCTTGTGCTCGGTCACCACCTCGCCAGCCTTGATCTCCGCTTCCTGCGACGGACCCCACAGGTCCGACGCGTAGGCGGAGGCCGTCTTGCATTCGAGGATCGCATCCGTCGTGAGCCACAGGCCGCGCGTGAAGCATTTCGCCTGGAGCGCATGGGAGGCCTCAGAGGTGAAGCGCACCGTCTTCGCAATCGCCGGATTCACGATCACGCGGTCGAGGTTGGCGCGCGCCCAGCCGACGCCGCCCGTGTGACACCCCGGATTCTGCGAAAGCGTCTTGGTGAAGCGCGCCACCTTGAAGCCCGTGCGGCGTGCGAACTCGTCGGCTACCACGTCTTCGAGGATGGTCCCGAAGTGCGCGGCGTCGCTCTGCGGCTTCTCGTCAACGGTCTCGGCGGTCTTGTCGTTGAACACGTCGAGCGGGGTGCGCCAGGGGCTGAGGCCCAACACGGCGGCTACGTCGGAACCGCCGATGCCCTTCTTCCGTTCACGCAGCCAGTTCTCGCGGTCGTCCTCGGCGGTGGTGGTGGTGTTGGTCTTCGTCATGGTGTTCACTCAAGAAAAACGCTCATCACGGTCAGGGCCGCAATGAGCGTCAGGAAACAGAGAGCGCCGAGGAGAACCGCTCCGACATAGCGGAGAGCCTCCTCTGCGTGGTGGATTCGGTCGTCGTCTTCGAGCATGTCAGTACGCAATCAGCGCTTCGGGGATGAGGTTGAGATCCGTGACCGGCGCCGAGGATCGACGGCAGGAGCGCCGACGGGCGGCACGCCGTTCCTTGAGATTCCGGATCTCTGCGCGGAGGCGGTCGAAGTACGCCGGATCCTCGTCGAGATCGTCGACCCATTCGACGTACATGGCGTCGAGCGTCTCGGCAATCCGCTCATCGGCGGCCGTCGCGCGCCCGTCGCAGGCGTCGAGCCACGGTTCTCCGTCGCAACCCCTCATCGAAATGAAGTACTCCGCCGCGTCCAGCCATTCCTGTTCGCTGTCTTCCCATTCGTCGTAGTCGTCAAAGTCGTAGTAGCCCATTTGTTCCTCCTTGGTGTTCGTCTCGCCGGGTCTCACGCCGGTTGCTTTTGATCGGGTTCCGCGGTCGCGTCGCGCATCGCATCATCGGCGGCGGTTTCGTACTGGCGGGCCAGGTCCGTGGCCCACTCGGCCTTCTCAAGCCACTTGATCGCGTCTTGAAGCGCTTCGATCCGCTCGTGCGGGTAGCGCTCTTCCGTGAAGTGGAATGCCGATTCGGCGATTTCCTTCGCTTCGCTGAGCGCGTCGGCTTCGATCGCCCGCCATTCCGCGGCAAGGCGCAGGAAGTAGAGTGCCGTCTTGTGCGCTTCGTGGTTGTGGATCGTCATGGTTCAAAGTCCCGGCGTGAAGTAGAAAAGGATGTAGAGGGCCGCCCACCCTGCGGCGACGGTGACGGCCGCCGCGGGGAACATGGCCCAGGGGTGCGCCTCGAAGAAGCGCTCGATCTTTTGGTCGGTCGTCATGGCGGTGGTCTCCGTTCGATGGACAAACAAAAGCCCGCTCTCTCGAACGGGCTTTCGTTTGGATCACCTCCTGCGGCATGATTGAGGGTGCCGGGCCCGTCAAAGTTCGGCATCCATCAACCAACACCACAGGAGGTGAAATTGCAGAGTGTTTTGGAAGAAGCCATTCGGCTTCGGCGCGTTGTCGCGTTCACTTACGACGGTCTGCCGAGGACTGTCGAGCCTTTCTTGCTCGGCATAACCACGGCAGGGAATCCCGCGTTGCGCGGGTTCCAAACAGAAGGCGGTAGCAACTCAGGTAGAGTGCCCGGCTGGCACTTGTTCTCGCTTCGCAAAATCGAGCGACTGACCATGTGCCAAGCCGAGTTCTCAGGCGTGCGAGTTGGGTACAACCCCGCAGATAAAGGAATGCGAACCATCGGCGTTCATGTTTAGCCTGAGCGCCGCAGTTGCAAGGGCCCGGTTCCATAGCCGGGCCGTTGTGGACTGCGCAGTCGCTGTCGTGGGCGATGTCCATGGTGGTCTCCTTGGCTTTTCCCTCCTCGGATGAGAAGATTGATGTGTCGGGCTTGCCCAGTTCGACATTCATCAACCAACCACCCAAGGAGGGAAAAGTGTTTAAGCGTTTAAACCCAGAGGGCTTCTATGAGGGCGAACAGGCCCCGAAGCTCGCCGAGGCTAAAGTCCTTTTCTTCGGTCTCATTCAGTCCGGTGCCGTGAAGCTGGAGCCGATCCCCATGCCCAAGTCAGAGCAGGAGGTCAGTTTCATCAACGATTCGGATCCTGAGGTTGTGAAGCCTTTGGAGCACAACCTTGAGGTTCTTGCTTCGCTCTACGAGCACTGCCGTCGTTACGCCGCGCGGTCTCAGAGTTGATCTCCCTGAGCGCCAGAGCATCGGAAATAAGCTCTGACGCGGCCGTGTGAAGTTCGTCGACGAGGTGCCTCAGGTAGCCTTCGTCGACGGCTTCACGTCTTCCCGCTATGTGAAAGGTGGAGCTGTACGCGAAGTGTTGACACACATCGGCAAGCTCCTTCGCCGCATTGACGAGCGTTGCATGCCGGTCAGGAATCGATAGCTTGAAGTAACGCTTTCTGTCTATTTCCATGGCTTTCTCCTGTAAAAAAGGCCCGCTGCGGACTGAACCGGCGGGCCTGCGGGTACGAAAAAGCCCGCATGGTGGCGGGCTTTCGAACTATTTGATTTGTGTGCAAATCTTTTTGAGCGTACTGATGAACAGATGGGTGTCCAGAAAGTAATTCGGGTATGCAATTCGAAGGCTCTTCAAGTCCCCAACGGACACGAGAACAACCAGTTTCGAAGGATCGTCGCGATAACGATTCTCCATCGAAAGGTAAATGTCCTCGGCCAAACTGGCTTGAGCTTCATCGAACGGCGTGATGGAGAGCTGCTCCGTTTCCATGTTAAGGAACATCAAGCTGTAATGCCCGCCTGAGTACCCGATGACGTTCTTGGTCGCGATGCTGACTGTTGCAAGCTTTTTGAAGATGTTGAGTTTGCGCTCCAGCGCAATGAACTCTTCCGCCACCTGCTTGATGTCGATGTTCGCGAGTTCATCGAGAACCGGCGTCCCTTCGTGATGAGACATGAGGGCGGGCTTCGTCGCTTTATGCAAAAGCGTGCTTGTGATCGTTGGGCGTTTGGCTCTTTTCTCGCTTCGTGATTTGACGAACTGCAAGGAAAATTAGCCAAGCGTACTTTTTCGCATCTCTTACGGAGTTTGCGACGAACTCGCATGCCCTGAGGTACGTGAGTCCGTCAGGATCGTCGAACCAACACTCCACAAGGTAATCAACGATCTCATCGTCGGACTCCATAAAGTCGACGGGGTTGAATGGATTACTCATTTGAAAAACCCCGCCGATTTCTCAGCGGGCCTTCGGTTGTTCAGTGTTTGTGTTTTGGCGGCATCTTCGTTGAGAAGTAGATGCCAACGATCGCCAGAACCAATCCAGCAATACCGAAGAGGTACCAGGTTGTCATTTATTTCTCCAGTCTGATCGTAAGAGCGTAAGAAACGCCCATGAATGCCACGCCAAGCCAGATCCCGAGATTCTGCCCTTGGAAGATGCCAACGGCTAGGCTCGCAATGCTCAGCTTCTCCAAAGCGTCCGAGGTTTTCTTGACGATTGCTCGGACTTGATTTTCGTTGAGTTTCATCCGCGCTCCTTCGAGGCCATTATACGAAAAGTTCAGCCAAAGCCCGCTCGCTGAACGGGCTTCAGTTGGCCTTTTCGACCGCGCCGGGTGACGGGGCGTACCCCGGCAGACCTGCGCGGTCTCCACTGCTTTCGTCGGCCTTTGCGTCTTGTCGCTCCCTACGGGGTACTGGACCCGCTCGGTTCTTATGGCTTCCGTCCGCCCGTCCGGCTAATCACCGTCCGGTGCTCCCTTGCGGGAGGAATATCCGGCCTCCGTGCCCGAGGGTTTAGGAGGCTGACTGAATCATTGATTTCGTAATCAGTGGCTGTAGTGTATCGTTGATATACCGGCATGGCAAGATCAATGATTCTGCGCTCGGAAGTATCATTGATATACATCAAGGCCAAAAGAAAAGCCCCCGGAGAACCCGAGGGCTTTGATCGGCAACTTGGTCAGCGCCGCCTAGAAAGCTTGCCAAACACTCCGGCGAGACCACCGAGGAACATCGGGATGATTCCCGGGCAGACGACGACAAAGGCTAGTGCCGGATGCCATCCGAAGTAGTGCCACAGCCCGTAACCCGCGATTGCCATGGGGATGAGCGTGAGTCGGAGCAAGTAGCAGGCAGCGAAATACAGAACGCAGAGGATATTGGCCGTCCACCCGGATAGGTCGAAGTGCCATTCAATCGTGTACCAGGCGACGCAGTAGAGAGCAAAGCCCGCAATCAGTATTGCGCCGTAGGCCGCGGCCATCAAAAACCCTTTCATTTCCCATCCTCACCTGCGGTACTTTCGCCGGTGCTCGATCATCACGCCGACGACGGTAACCCGCTCTCGTGCGGAGTTGATCGTCGGATAGGCCTCGTTCAGCGGCTTGAGTTCGAAGACCTCGCGGCCGTAGTCGTCGACGCCGCGCGCCAGGTACTTCTTAAACGTGCCCTCCACGTCTCCGGTCGTGGGGGAAACGCGGCTTGCAACGACGTAATCGCCTGCCCTGGGGGCGGCCGAAGGGTCAACAAGGATGATGTCCCCTTCCAGGAAAACCGGCTCCATGCTTCGGCCCTTGATGACCAAAGCGAAGCAGCCGTTAGGTGTTTCGCTGTCCGCATAGATGAAATCGCAGGCGTCCACACACGCGGCAGAGTCGGGCACCTGCCCTTGCGACGAAAGCAGGCCCGCCTGCACGTAGGTCAGGACAGGGATCTTCTTCGAGGACGGTCGTCCAGACGGGGAAACATTGGCGACGGAGATCCCGAGGGCGTCTGCTTCGCGCGCGAGACGCGGAGAGAACTCCTCGATGTCGACGCCGAGGGCCTGAGCCAAACGGGCCGCGAGAGCGACACTCAGGGGCCTGCGCCCGTTGAGGTACTGACCTAGGTTCGAAGGTGACCCTAGGTCGTACTTCTTGACGAACTCTCTTTGGGTCATGCCTGCGCGTTGATTGAAGAGCGCCTTAAGTCGCTCACATTCGCGTTCTTGTTCCGGCGTCATAGAGGAATCTCCTGAAGGCGTTATCAATGATATACCGGTTGATGTACAATCAGGGATACACCGGATCAGAGTATCGGCGATATACTATGCCCCATGAAAAACTACATCCTCGAATCCGTCTGCAAGCATTTCGGATCGCAGTCAAAGCTTGCCGCCACGCTCGGCGTGACGAAAGGGATGGTCTGCAACGTCGTCAACGGACGCCGACCGATCCCCGCCCACTGGTGCCCGATCATCGAATCGGAGACCGGCGGCGCTTTCGTCTGCGAGCAGTTGCGCCCCGATATTCAATGGCACGTCGTTCGGGAGAACGGCGTCTTGAACCGCGGCCGTCGGAAGTGAGGCCGTCATGGGCTACCGCGAAATGTTTGAGGTCCGGGCCTCAGGTCTGACCGACCGCACGCAAGTCGACGTGCTGGAGGCGCTCGCCTTTTTCAAGAACGAAAAAACGGGTAAGTGCTTCCCGTCGACGGAGGCGCTCGCCCGCGTTTCGCGCGTGAATCCGAACCTTGTCCGGAAGACGATTCGTGACCTAGTGAATGCGGGGCTTGTTTCGTACGTCCAGGAGCCGGGTAAGCCGCGCTACTTCACGCTCAACCTGGGCAAGCTTCCGAAAGGGGTGGATGAATCCGAACCCCTTAAGGATCGTGAAGGGGTACCCCTTGAGGAAAGTAAAGGGGTTGAGGAAACGACACCCCTTGAGGATCGTAAAGGAGACCCCTTGAGGAAAGTGAAGGGGACCCCTTTAGTTTCCTCAAGTACCCCCCTTGAGGTTCCTAAAGCCGAACAAGGAAGAGAACAAGGAAGAGAACAAGGAAGAGAACAAGGAAAGTTCTTTGTCGAACCGCCCTCCGGCGGGTTCGACGACGCACCTCCGCCACTCTTCGAGGACGAGACGCCCCCGCCCGACGACGTGCCCCCGTGGCTCTTCGATGACCTCCCGGTGACCGACCCGGCTCCAGCTTCGAAGCCCGCGACGAAGAAGCCCAAGCGCTCACGCGCGGCCGCCAACGCGTGGCCCGTCGAGGGCGACATCTTCTCCGACGTGGACCCGGCCACGGCCAAGGTCCAGGCTCCGAAGCCTAGGACCAATGCCCGCACCTCGTCCTCCTCAACCTCGTCGAGGGCGAAGCCCAAGCGCCTTTGTCCGTTCGACCTCGATGCCGTGATTCCCGACGAGTGGCGGGACGCCTTCGCGGCGGACTACCCGACGCTCGATCTCGCGGCCGAGTTCCGCAAGTTCGTCGGCTGGCACGTCGCCAAGGGCAACACCTACGCCGACTGGAAGGCCGCTTTCCGGAACTGGCTCGGCAATGCCGTGAAGTTCCAAGCGCGGGACACGGCCAGGGGCGCACGGCCGACGGGAGGCAACTTCCGCCGGGCCATGCAGAAGGAAGACATGGTCTACACCGACGATTTCTAAGGATTGAACAATGGAACACGAACCCACCTGCAAGCCACGAGGGCACACCTTCAAGGACCTGCACCACTACGCGGGCGGCATCTTCCGCGCCACGGTCGAACACGTCTGCCCGATGCACGGCCCTTGGCAGTCCGTCGGGGACTTCGACAAAAACGGCACCCTGAAGCACGAAAAGCCGAGCGAGTGCCCCGCCTGCGCCGCCGAGCGTCAAGCGCAGTGGGAAGCCGATGCGCCCGCTCGTGAGGCCGCGCGCCTCAAGGCCGAGGCAGAGGAAAAGGAACGGCAGGAGCGTGAGGCCGCCGCCCGGCGGCAGGCGGAACTGGAGCGCCTCCTCAAGGCCTCCGCCGTGCCGGTTGAGTACGTCGGCAAGGGCTTCGAGGATTTCCGCGTCGACAACAAAGCCTGCGGCGAAGCACTGAGGCAGGCCCGGCTGTACGCGGAGAACTTCGAGCGCATCAAGGACGCGGGCGCGGGTCTCTTCCTCTACGGGTCGACCGGCACGGGGAAGACGCATCTCGCCTGCGCCGTCCTCCAGGAGCTGGCGAAACGGGGCGTTGATGGCGTCTACGCCATGACGTGGCAGATCGTCCGCGCGGTGAAGGCCGCCGACTTCAAGGAAGACCCGCTTCAGCCCTTTATCGACGCGTCGATCTTGGTGCTCGATGAGGTCGGCGTCCAGAACGGGAGCCGCTTCGAGGAGACCGTCCTCTATCCGCTGATCGACAGCCGGGTAGGCCTGCGCCGTCCGACGATTTTCATCTCGAACGTTCAGCCGGATGCGAAGGATCCCGCCTACGAGGGCGAGACGGTCCGCAAGCTCATCGGCGAACGGCTTTGGGACCGCGTTCAGCATCGCTCCGTTTTCCTGCGTCTCGCGGGCGAAAGCCACCGCAAGCGCTTCGCGTCGGTCGACGAACTTCTCACGTCTTTGGAGGAAACCGAATGAAGATGAACGATCCCCGGCTCGCCCGCATCCTCGATCACTACGGCCGCGTCCCGCACCCGGCTGAGACCGCCGAAGATTTTCCGATGTGAGGTGACGGCATGAGCGCGAATCGCAACCTTCTACTCACGAATTTCGGCGGAAGCATGGACTGGAGCGAACCCCTCGACGACGCCGGGATCTCGTCAGGGCGCGGTCAGATTGTCGTGGACACCCGCAACAACCGCACCGCGCCTGCGGACCTTGAGACCGAGTATCCCCGTCAGGTCACGGTCATCACCCGTGACTACATGTTCGAGGGAATCATGGTCTCGCCCGGATCAGTGGTGGAGAGGGATTAACGATGACGAAGCGCCCCGATTTCCTCCTCGTCAGACGCGACGATCTTCGCGACGGCTTCGGCCGTCTTGCCTTCGAGCGTCAGGAAATCGCATGCGAGGTCTTTCAGCTCGGCTGCAATCTCTTCGGTGGTCGAGTGTTTGAAGACCCGGCGGCTTGCGAGAAGACCGGCCATAGCAGCGGTGACGAATTCGGGATCTCGAAGGAGGTCGATGCGTCGACCCAGTAGGCCCACGTGTTGATCGGCAAAGGATTTTTCAGACATAGATTTTCCTCCGTGGTTTGGTTGATGGATGTGCTGGGGAGCACCAAGCAATCATCCCACGGAGGTCCCAACAAGGACCAACGATGATTCTTTTCGACATTGACCCGCGCATCGAGCGCATCGCCGCGCACTACGGCCGCGAACATCAGCGATGGAAGCTGGTCGAAGAGTGCGGCGAATTGCTCGCGGAGTTGGGCCGGTTCCGCACCGGGGACCGGAGCAACGTCGCTGACCTCATCCATGAGGCCGCCGACGTGATCGTTGTGGCCCGGCAGCTCTACCGAAGCGCGCCTACGTACACGGAGACGACTGGCGACGCGCAGGCGGATGTGGATTCTCTGACGGTCGCCGTCGTGCTTCTCACCAACTTCACGGTCAACGACACCCCCTCTACGGTGAAGCTTTGGGCCGACGCGATGGAGAACAGGGCCGCCGGGTTCGCCGCGCTTCTCGGCGCGGAGAAGATGCTCGCCGACGCCATCGAAATGAAGACCGCCCGGCAGATCGAACGCATCGAGCAGGAGCTGAAATGAGCGACGCCGACAAACCCACGTGCCTCGCCTGCCGGTTCTTCGCCGGGAGGGCGCGCGACAGGCTCGCCGTTCTCTTCCGCCAGCGAAAGGGCTACTGCGACAACCATGCACACCATGGCGGGGTTTGGAACGTCGTGCAGGACGTGGAGAGAGGGTGTGCGCTTTTCGAGGCCGCGCCCCGAACCGTTCAAGACCAGCGGCGCGCGGCCGCGGTGAAACTTTGGAAGGAAAGAAAGTGAAACGAACCATTGATGTCGAACTGCCGTGGCCCCCTCGGGGCCTCAGCCCCAACGCGCGGATGAACCGGCTCGCAAAGGCTCAGCTCTTCAAGCGCACCAAGATGGCCGCCTTCATCGCGACGGCGGCGGCCTTGAAGGGCAAACCGGCGCGCGTCCAGTCGCGTGGCCTCGTGAATGTCAGACTGATCTGCACCCCGCCGGTGCTACGGTACCGGGATGAGGACAACCTGCTTGCGAACTGCAAGGCCATCCTCGATGGCATCGCGCAGAAGCTCGGGCATGACGATCACTGGTTCCACTTCCTCGAACAGGAGTGGCACGAACCTGAAGCGCCTGGCCGTCTCGTTGTGCGTTTGGATTGGGAGGAATGATGCGGGATGAACTCGAACAAGAGCTTGACCTCTTCGCCGACGCCTTCGCTCTTCGACGAGCTGAGGATTCCCGAAAAGCCGCCCGCCCTCTGGGCGTTTCGGCACATCTGCCGCCGCGGGCCGTGGAAATCCTCACCGAAGCCGCAGAGCGCGCCCGAGGGATGCCGGAAGGATCCATCCAGCGCAGGGCCTGCGTCGACGAGGCGGTCGAACGCGTCAAGCGCTCGTGGCCGGATCGCTTCCGAGGGTGAAATGGTCCCGGTTAACGAGCGCGGGTCTGTCCTCGGGCAGTTCAACGCCAACGCGAAATGGACCGATGCGGAGGTGCGGGCGGTGCTCGCGCTCGCCGCGTACGGGATGCCCGCACGGGCGATTGCGCGAAAGATGGAAATGCCCAAAAGCACCGTCTGGGCGATTGTGACGGGACGGATGCGGGATCAGATCCCGCACGATTGGAAGAGGAGGAAACGTCGTGGGTAAGGTGGAGAACCTGAAGCCGTTCCGAAGCGAGAGCGAAGCGAGAGCCTCAGGCCGAAAAGGCGGTAAGGCATCGGGCGAAGCCCGCCGTCGCAAGAAGACGTTCCGGGAAATGGTGGAGGCCGCCCTGTCGGCTAAGGGCACGATGGGTGAGACCGTCGGGGATGATGTGGTGCTCTCGATGATTGAGGCGTGCCTCGCCGGTGACGTGAAGGCCGCGGCGTGGCTCCGAGACACACGGGGCGAAAAGCCCGTAGAGAAGGCTCAGGCGTCCGTAGAGGGCAATTTGTCGATCTCGTGGGATGTTGGTGCGGCGGCGCGCCGCGAAGCGTCTGAGGAGCTTTAAACGTTGTCTCAGACGATTTCGGTCAAGATCCCCTATTGGCCCCGATACCCTCAGGATGAAATTCATCAGCAATTGGAGGCGCACCGCTTTGCCGTACTGGTCGCGCATCGCCGAATGGGGAAGACCGTTCTCGCGGTCAACCACCTCATCAAGCGCGCTGTCACCGACCGAAAGGACGCAGCCGTCTATGCCTACGTGGCTCCGTTCCGCATCCAGGCGAAGGCGATTGCGTGGGCCTACCTGAAGCGCTACACCGCACCCATTCCCGGAATCAAGGTGAACGAATCGGAGTTGTTCGTCATGCTGCCGACCGGCGCGAAGATTCAGATCTTCGGCGCCGACAATCCGGACGCGCTCCGCGGCCTCTACTTCGACGGGGTCGTACTCGATGAGGTGGCGCAGATGAAGCCGGAAGTTTGGGGGGAGATCATCCGTCCTGCGCTCGCCGACCGCGGCGGGTGGGCCGTCTTCATCGGGACGCCCAAGGGCGTCAACCTCTTTTCCCAGACGTACGACAAGGCGCTCGAACTCTCCAAGGATCCGGCGTCCTCGTGGTGCGCAATGCTCTACAGCGTCGACCAGACCGGCGTCATTCCGAAGGCGGAACTCGAAAGCCTCCGGGAGGAAATGTCGGAAAACGAGTTCCGGCAGGAGTTCCTCTGCGACTTCAACGCGGCGGCCGATGTTGCGTTGATTCCGATCGAGGTGGTGCGCGCCGCCGCCGGGCGGCACTACCCGCCCGAAGACTACGCGCAGGCGCCTGTGGTGCTGGGCGTCGACGTGGCCCGCTTCGGGTCCGATTCGTCGGTGATCTTCCGGCGGCAGGGCCTCGCGGCCTTCGAGCCGATCATCCTGCGCGGCGTCGACAACATGGCGCTCGCCGACCGCGTGGCGGTTGAGATCAGCACCCACAACCCCGACGCGGTGTTTATCGACGCGGGCGGCGGCTCGGGCGTGATCGACCGCCTGCGGCAGATGGGTTTTCAGGTGGTCGAGGTGCCTTTCGGCGGGCGGGCCAACCGGCCGGACCTCTACGCTAATCGCCGCATGGAAATGTGGGCAGAAATGGCCGCATGGCTCAAGGCGGGCGGCGCGATTCCGTCCGATGCGGTGCTCCAAGCGGACCTCTGCGCGCCGACGTACGGCTTCACCTCGGCCGGGCTTCGCATCCTCGAATCGAAAGAGAAGATGAAGGAACGCATCGGGCGTTCTCCCGACGAAGGGGATGCGCTGGCGTTGACCTTCGCCGCGCCGGTGCGTCCGAAACTCACGCCGCAGATGGAGCGCCTCACGGGCGTGGGTCAGCCCTTCGACCCGATGGCGGACTTCGAACGGCACTGGCGGTCTTGATCCGCGCCCGGCCGGGTGTCCATACGCTCACGCCGACCGGCGGGATCATGCCCGCATGACGTTCGACGTGGTTTCACTTTGCTTCCTTCTTGACAACTACCCAGAAATGCTCGCCGCGAACTTCGCGGAGACGGGGCTTCCGGGCCGCGCCTTTGCTCCGGCGCGTGAGGTCTACGAGGTCTTCGACCGTTCGACGCCGAGCTTCGGGATCGTGGCCCGCGGGCTTGAGGGTCACCCCGTCGGGTACGCCGCGATTCTGATCGGACCTCAGCTCCACACCTCGGACCGCATCGCACAAAACGATGCGGTCTATGTGGTGCCGGAGTTTCGGGGTTCGGGCGTCGGCGGCCGCCTTTTCGTGGAGGCCGAGCGGGAAGCCAAGCGGCGGGGCGCACGCCTCTTCGCCTGGCAGGTTGGGAAGTCGTCGGGCTTCACGAAAACGCTTCAGCGTCGAACGTCACCCCGCAATCAGCAGCAGATTTTCTTTCGGGAGTTGTGACATGGGTAGCTCGATTTTGGGCGGCGTCTTCGGTGGCGTCCTCGGGGCACTAGGCCTCTACGAGAACAAGCGCGATCAGGACCGTCAGGAGCGCCTCGCGCGCGAACAGGCTGAAGCCGCGAAAAAGGCGGCGCAGGATGAAGAGCAGGCCCGCAGGAAGGCCGAACAGCGCGGCCCGGACGTTTCGAACCTTCTCGAAGCGAACACGATGGAGGGCCTCGGCTCCACGTCGCTCACGGGGGCGCGCGGCTCCGCAGTCGACCCGAGCCGCTTGGGCCGCGGCTCCACCCTCTTGGGGTCCTGACCTATGGCGGTCGAGCTGAAGGAAGTCCGCGCCCGCTTCCAACAGTTGAAGCAAGAGCGCACGTCTTGGGAGCCGCTGTGGAAGGACATTCGTGACTACGAAGCGCCGGACCTCGGTGCCTTCGAGGGCGAAGATCCGCAGAAGGGCTACAAGCGCTACACCCGCATCCGCGACGCGGAGGCGATTGAGTGCGCTGACTACCTCGCGGCCGGTCTCTTCTCCGGCGTCTCGTCGCCGTCCCGCCCCTGGCTCCGCTTGACGACCACGGATCCGGAACTCGATGAGAGCTTCGCGGTGAAGGAATGGCTGGACGACGTGCGTCGGCTCATGATGATGACCTTCGCAAAGTCGGACTGCTACGCGCACCTGCACAAGTCCTATCTCGAACTCCCGCTCTTCGGCACGGCCTGCACGCTCATCCGGCCGCACCCCGATGACGTGCTCAATCTTCAGAACCTCACTATCGGTGAGTACTGGATCTCGGACGATCCGTTCGGCCGGGTCGACACGCTCTATCGCCGGTTCGAACTGACCGCGAAACAGATCGTCCAACAGTGGGGCCTTGAGACCGTCTCTCAGGCGGTGAAGACGGCCTACGAGCGCACGCCCTTCAAGACCTTCCCGATCATCCACGCGATTGAGCCGCGCCTCGAGCGCGACGACCGGAAGCGTGACGCGCTCAACATGCCCTGGCGCTCGATCTACTTCGAGGAAGGGCAACCCGACGTGGGCGGCAAGGTGCTCTCCGAATCCGGGTTCCGTGACTTCCCGGCCATGGTCCCCCGTTGGATGACCGTCGCCGGTGCGGTCTACGGCCGCGGCCCGGGCGCGAAGGCGTTGAACGCCGCGAAGGCGCTTCAGTTCCTCTCGGAGAACGAAAACACCGCGATTGCCTACGCGTCCAATCCGCCCATCCAATACCCGGCCTCGTTCGTTGGGCGCTTGGATCAGTTCCGGCCAGGCGGCCGCATCCCCGTGCAGGGGACTGACGCGCAGGCTCTGCGCTCCGCATTCGACGTGGCGCTCGATGTGCAGGGGCTTGAGCTCCTCATCGCGCGCCGGAAGGCTGAAGTTCAGCGCGCGTTCTACACCAACATCTTCCAGATGATCCAGGGCGGCGCGGGCACGGACCGCACCGCGACGGAAGTGCAGGCCCTTGAGCAGGAAAAGTACATCTTCCTTGGGCCGGTGCTGGAGCGCATGCACTCGGAAATGCTCGACCCGATGGTGTCGAACGCCTTCACGTTCCTCCTCGAAGCCGGACGCATCCCCGAGCCTCCCCAGGAGCTTCGCGGCAAGCCCCTCTCCGTCGAGTACATCAGCGTCCTTGCCGAGGCTCAGAAGGCTTCGAACGTCGGCGGCGTTATGCGCATGGTTCAGCAGATCGGCGTACTCGCGCAGATGAACCCGAACGCCTTGGACAAGGTCGACGTGGACGCGACGATTGACGAACTCGCGGACATGAACGGCGTTCCGCCCTCGATGATCGTCGCGTCGGACAAGGTGGCTCTGATCCGAGATCAGCGCGCGCAGGCTCAGCAGCAGGCCGAACAGATGCAGCAGGCCCAAGTGAGCGCGGCGACGCTCAAAGACCTCGGTGCCGCGGCGGATTCGTCTTTGAAGACGGCCGCCGGGGATCTCGTGGCGGGGTGAGCTGAATGGGTGTCCATACGCTGAAGCCTCGCGGTGCGAGAGTTGAGACAGTCGAATCGGACTTCGACCCGTTTGCCGACATGGAGGCGCGTGAGGCCGCCGCTCTCGCCGCCCGCGAACGTGAGAAAAGGATTCGAAACGACCTCACCGGGGTGTTGTCGACGAAAGCCGGACGCCGGGCGCTCTCCTACCTGCTCGGCTTTACTGGGCTTGCGGCGTCGTCCTCACACTCCGACCCGATTCTCATGGCGATTGCCAGCGGCCGCAGGGATGCGGGGCTTGAGATCGCCGACGCTCTGGAGCGCGCGAACCCGGAGTTGTTTGACTTGATGCGCAAGGAAGCCCGCGAAGATGGCTGAAGAAACGAACACTGCGACGACTGCCGAGGTCTCTGAGACCACTGCCGCCACGCCCGTCCCGGAATCCAACACGGTGACGGCCGAGGCGGCGCCTACCCCTGAAGCCACCCCGAACGCCGACACCCCGAAGGCTGAGGAACCGGCCCCCGAGGCCGACGCGCTCGCCGGGCTCGGCGAAGACGAAACCGCCCCGGCCGATGAGGCCGACGCCGACAAGGGGGCCGACGTTCTCGGCGCGCCGGATGGCGACTACACCACCGACGGCATCGAAACCCCGGAGGGCGTGACGCTTGCGCCGGAGACGATGGCTGAACTTGGGAACGTGTGCCGAGAGCTGAACCTCTCGCAGAAGGCGTTCACCGACATCGTCGCGAAGATGACGCCGGTGCTGGAGCGACAGCGTGCGGCCGATGTGGCCCGCGTCCGTGCGGTCTTCGATGAGAAGCTCCGCGCAGATCCTGAGATCGGCGGCGCGAACCTCAAGGCCACGATGAACGCGGCCAACAAGGCCTATGCGCGATTCGTCGACCAGGAGACCGCGGCGCTCTTGAAGGCCTCCGGCCTCAACCACCATCCGGGGATCATCCGGATGTTCAAGACGATCAACGATCAGATTTCTGACGACGCGGTTGTGAGGGGATCGCGTCCGTCCGGCAAGCCCGACCCGCTTAAGGCCCTCTACCCCAATTCCAACATGAATTAAGGAGTTGATTCATGGCAGTTATTGCTAGCAAGTATGCGACGCTTGCCGACGTTCTCAGCCGTATGGATGAGGCGGGCAACCTCGCTCCCATCGCGGAGGTCCTCAACAAGAATCTTCCGATTCTCAAGGATCTCGGCTTCGTTGAATGCAACATGACGGACGGCTACCTGCACACGGTCCGCACGGGTCTTCCCCAGGCGACGTGGCGCAAGCTCTACGGCACCGTCATGCCCTCGAAGTCCACGACCGCGCAGGTCAAGGACACCTGCGGCAACCTTGAGGCCTACACCGAGGTCGATAAGGATCTCGCGGACCTGAACGGCAACACCCGCGCCTGGCGTCTCAGCGAAGAGGCGCCGCAGATCGAGAGCATGGCGCAGACGGTGGCGGAAACGCTGTTCTACGGCGATACGACGAAGAACCCTGAGCGCTTCCTCGGCATCGCGGCGCGATACAACACGCTTGACGAAAAGAAGGCCGCTTCGGCCCGAAACGTTGTGAACGCGGGCGGCACGACGGGCCGCCTCACGTCCATCTACTTCATCTCCCATGATGTCGTTCATGGCCTTTACCCGAAGGGTTCGAAGGCCGGTCTGTCCCATGAAGACAAGGGGCAGGTTACGGTTTCGAAGGAAGGCGGGATGTATGAAGCCTACCGCAGCCACTTCAAGTGGCAGGTGGGGCTTACGGTCGACGATTGGAGGGGCTGTGCCCGCATCTGCAACGTCGACCTCGATTCGGTCGACGGCGCGGCGCTCATCAAGCACATGATCAAGGCCAAGAACGCCATCGAAGCAAAGTACCTCGCGAAGACGAAGATCTATCTGCATCGCGACGTTATGACGATCCTCGAGAATGCGGCCCTTGACAAGTCCGCCAACTGCCTCGGGATCACGGAGGCGGCCGGGCAGTTCACGACGAACTTCTTCGGCATCCCGCTTGAGGTGTGCGACAGCATCTCCGCCGCCGAAACCAAGGTTGCCTAAGGAGGAAGAATCATGCGTTTCGATGAAAATCTCTACACGAAGATGACGCTCACGGGCGCCTCGGTGGATTCTGGCGTGTTCGATCTGGGCAATGCGGAAATCGCGCTCGGTCACCCGGCCTGCGTGGTGATCACGGTGACGACGAAGGTCACGGCCGCGACGAAGATCGAACTCAAGACCTCCGGCACGAACGGCTCCGACTACGCGGTGATCGGTGCGACGGAGATCGCCGCCAATTCCGACGTGGGCACGCAGAAGACCATCGTCGTGCCGCCCCAGTGCGCCCGCTACCTCAAGCTCGTCGCCACCGGCACGAGCATGGGCGGCACGCTTGAGGCCGGCCTCACGGCCGCTGCAGACACGGCGAAGGGCATCGAAGACTACGCCGCCAACTGAGACGGCTGAACACCATTCCGAAAGGGGGTGATCCAAATCTACGGGGGCTTCGGCCCCCGTTTTCGTAGGAGGCCAACGAATGGCTACCGCAATCGACATTTGCAACCTTGCGCTCTCGCGCCTCGGTGACCGCGCGACGGTTGCCAGCATCGATCCGCCCGAGGGGTCCGTACAGGCGGACCACTGCGCGCGCTTCTACCCGCTCGCCAAAGAAACCGCGCTTGCGGCCCACGCCTGGCGCTTCGCACTCACCCGGCGTCGCTTGCCGGTGCTCGATGTTGAGCCGGTCGGCGCGTCCGGAAAGTACTTTGCCCTTCCGTCCGATTGCCTCGCCGTGGTGAGCGTGACGCCCGCAGAGGGGTGGACCCCGGCGCTCGATCCGATGCTCTTCACCACCGAGAACGTCAACGGCGCGCGGGCCGTGCTCGCGGACGCGGACAGCGTGGTTTGCCGGTACGTGACCGCGAAGACGCAGGAAGACGCCTTTCCGCCGGAGTTCGTCGACGCGCTCGCGTGGCTTCTGGCCTCTCACCTTGCCGGGGCCATGATCGCCGGTTCGTCCGGTCAGAAGATGGCGGCCGACAGCCTTCAGTTCTACCAGGCGGCCCTGCAGAACGCCGTGCAGACGGATGCGCGCTTTCACGTCGAGCGTGACCGGCCGCGGGATCCCTTCGCCGGGGACGCCGTTTCGAACTACTTCCGGGGGGCCTGACGATGGCTAGCACCAAGGTGATTCAACGGAGCTTCACGGGCGGTGAGATCTGCCCGGACATGTTCGGCCGGTTCGATGACCTGAAGTACGCCAACGGCCTTGAGAAGGCGGAGAACTTCATCGTGCTGCCGCAGGGGCCGATTGAGAACCGCGCTGGATTCGCGCACGTTGCGGAGGTGAAGGATTCGACGAAGCGCGTCCGCCTCATCCCGTTCGCCTACAACGTCGACCAGACGATGATCATCGAACTCGGCGACAAGTACGCGCGCTTTCACACCGCCGGGAAACCGCTCATGAACTCGGAGGGCACGGCCCCATACGAGATCGTGACGCCCTGGGCGGAAGCCGATTTGTTCGAGATCGGCTACGTCCAGTCGGCCGACGTGATGACGCTCGTGCACCGCGCGTACCCGCCGCACGAGATCCGGCGCTACTCCTATCAGGACTGGCGCATCGCGAAATGCGATTTCGGCGTCAAGCTCTCGACGCCCACGAACGCCAAGGCCGTGCGCGAGACGGAGGCCGCGGACGACAAGAACGCGGACAAGTACAAATTCAAGTACGCCGTTTCGGCGCTCTCGGCCGACAAGCTGAGCGAATCCGAGCCCGCCTACACCGATGAGGTGACGGCCAACCTCTACGCGCACGGGACCACGGTCAAGATTAGTTGGTCGGCCGTCTCGGGCGCGGCCTTCTATCGCGTGTACAAGTGCCAGGGCGGCCTCTACGGACTCATCGGGGACACGGAGGAGTTGTCGATCATCGACGACGATATTGACCCCGACATGAACATCACGCCCAGGCGCTATGACGACGTGTTCAACTCCATGCGCGGGATCGAGTCGGTGCAGGTGACCGACGGCGGCACTGGGTACGCCCGGTCCTTCAAAGACATGCTCATCAGAGGGAACACCTTCCAGGGGACCGAGGAGGAGCGGACGCTGAACGGCGTGACCTTTACGAGCATGTATCAGCGTGACAATACGTGGCTCTACCGGACCGGCAACTACACCGGCGGGACGGTCACGGGCTACTACGCGTCTGTCCGCGGGAACCACACGGTCAACAACTTCTTTTTCAACTCCGACGGCTGGTCCGGCGGGCGAATCGCCTATTCGGGCAAACACTCCACGCTGACCGGCAAGATCCGCATGTCGATCAACGAGGCCCACCCCTCGATGGACGACGTTTCGAGCGCCGACATTGAGCTGATCGTCGAGGATTCGACCGGAACCGGCGCGGTCCTCCGGCCGGTGGTTACGAACGGTGTCATTACGGCCATCAACGTTGTTCAGGGCGGGCGCAACTACACGAATCCGACCATTCGCGTAGTCTCCGAAAAGGGGTCCGGCGCAAAGTTCAAGATTACGGTCGGCACGGGCGGTGACTACCCGGCGGCGGTCGGCTACTTTGAACAGCGCAGATGCTTCGCCGGGATGGCGAACGATCCTCAGCGCATCGTCATGACCCGCTCCGGGACCGAGGATGATTTCTCCTACTCGCTCCCGACGCGGGATGATGACCGGATCTCTCAGCAAATCGCGGTCAACGAGTTCAATGACATTCGGCACCTAGTCAGCCTGTCGCAATTGCTCCTCATGACCGCCGGGGCGGAAGTCCGAATCAGCCCGCTCAACTCGGACGCGCTCACGTCTTCGAGCTTCAGCGCGCGCCCGCAGTCCTACGTTGGGTGCTCCACCGTGCGGCCGGTCATGGTGAACAACAATGTGATCTACGCGGCGGCCAGGGGCGGGCACGTGCGTGAGTTCGCCTATCAGGACGCCGCGGG